TCTGAGGTGAGCATATCACCTCTGTTCAGGTGGCCAAATTCAGTAAACCACTTCAGTGAAACAACTTTTCTTTTGCCAAACCACAAAAGAAAAACACATGAGCCTTTATGTTATATCAACATTTAGGTTGGTCACAATATTGCCTGTTAAAAGTGGAATTATCGTGAGCGAGCTGAAAGAGCTAATTGCCGAATTAGATTTTGAACAATGGTTGGATACTGAAGGTATCGTTTATCGACGTGGAGGCGTGAGTGCTCGCGGTCGTGAAGTGAATATCAAAGAGTGTCCGGTATGCGGCAGCTCCAACTGGAAGGTATATTTCAATCTGACCAGTGGCGTCGGCAAATGCTTCGCTGGTGATCATCCCGAAGAGATTCAGTTCAATAAGCTGGTCTTCCTCAAGCACTACAGCGGTAAATCACGACGACAGTTCGAGGAATATGTGCAGAACGCTCTTCTTTCCCAGGGGTGGACACCAAAGAAAGAAGAGCTAGTGCTTGCAAGCACAGTCGAGTTAGAGGGGCCAGTTGCACTCCCTCGTCATTACGAGCTTCCTATAGATGGCCGTCTTCCAGACTATCTGGTTGAACGAAACATATCACCTGAAATGGCAAAGTATTTTGACCTACGATACTGCGTCGAAGGCAAGCACGCTTATGTAGATCCGTATACAGATCAGGTAAAAGGGCAGATATTCGATATGCGAATACTGATACCGGTTTACGATCTGGATGGGGTAATGAAGACATTTCAGGGACGAGACATTACCGGTACAGCAGAACGCCGCTACCTCTTTCCTATGCAGCTTCCAGCTTCAGGTAAATTTCTCTACAACGGCCATAATGCAGTCGGCAAACAGACTGTAGTTGTCTGTGAGGGTGCGTTCGATGTTATGGGGGTCAAACGAGCTATTTTCGACGAAGAAACATTACGTGATTACGTGGAGCCAATAGGAACGTTCGGGATGCATCTATCTGGCAACACCACTCAGGATGCAGAAGATCAGTTGGGCGCGTTCCTGACGCTCAAGGCGCGTGGATTACGTAATGTGATCATGATGTGGGATAGTGAAAAGCAAGCTATACGAAACACGATGGCCGCAGCCAGGCGACTGACCAGTATTGGTCTTAATGTCAAAGTTGCGTGTTTGGGCGAGGAAGGACTCGACCCCGGCGATGCGACACCGGGGCAGATTATCAAAGCCTACTATTGCGCAAAACCTTACTCACGACAGCTTGAACTTTTAAGCAAGGTAAAAGGTATAGCAGCATTAGTTTGAACCAGTATTAGTCACGTAAACATTGACCGAAAATGATTTAACTTCTGTGTTGAAGTTGTCAGTCATTACCGCGAGGTAGGCATTCTTGGTATCTCTGAATTGCTTCAGGATGATTTGAACGTTATCGGTGCAAACAAACGAGGTAGCCAGATTGCCTCCTTTCTCTGAAAAATCCTTCAAGAAGGTGCAGTCAACTTTGCCATCATTAGCGGTGAAGACGGCATCATCACCCTGCCAGGTAAATGTTGCGTTAACGCCTTTATCAATGGATTTAGCAATAAGTCGCTGAGTGTCAGATTTGGCATTTTGCTGTTTTGAAGGCGAACGGAACGTACCTTTTGCTTTCATTGCAGCAACGTTTTCGCAGCCCGTTTCGTCATCTTTATCGCAAGCAGCTTGGTAAAGCTCTGATGCTTTCCGATAATCCTGTTTGACGCCCAATCCCTTAAGATACATGTAACCAAGGTGGTTCATGGCATAATCATTTCCTAAGCTGATTGCTTGTTCTAAAAGACTTCTGGCCTTCGAATAGTCTTTTTTTATACCTTCTCCATGCATCAACTTGTATCCAAGCGCGCTCATGGCGTTATTATTTCCTAATTCAGCTGCTTTCAAGTACCACTTAATTGCCTCTTTATTGTTGCGCTTAACAGCAACACCATCGTCGTACATAGAGCCTAGCCCATACATTCCTGCGGCATTTCCACTATCCGCAGCCTTTTTATAAGATTTAAATGCTTTCTTGTAATCTTTCGGAACTCCCTTACCGTATTGATATAAATATCCCATATAGGCAAGCGAAGGTATATCACCAGCTTCTACTGCTAGTTTGTGATATTTTAAAGCAGCTTCTGGGTCCTCCTTTCCAGTCCAACCTCGTTCGTATATAACGGCAAGATTATGGTAAGCACTGCCGTTGCGAGCATTTCCTGCTAGTTTGTAGTACTCAACGGCCTTATTTAGATCTTTATCTACTCCCTTCCCAATTGTGTACATAACCCCAAGCGCATAATATGCTACTTTATCTCCCTTTTCTGCGGCGAGATCGATCCACTTCTTGGCCTCTACTAAATCCTCATCAAAGCCATTAGCCCCATCCAAATAATTTGTCCCTAACGCACTTTGTGCTGTGGTATCTCCTGCGGTGGCGGCGTCGATCAGCGTTTGTTTATTATCTGCGTTAACGTATCCAGGGCCGAAAAGCAAAGCTAATGCCAGCAACGATGAAGGTTTTATGAGTTTCATATTTTATGTTCTGTTGATATAGGATGAACAGTTTAGACGCGGCAAGCGTCAAGTGTGCGAAAAGGGTACTTAAATTTAGTTAATCTGTCAGCTTTGATAATTTATGAACTGTAAAGTTGATGTGATATTAATCACTGATGGAAATAATGAGCTATGGAATTATTGTGACACGGCTCGTGTTTTGGTTAACTAATACCTACGATAAATATAAATAAAGGGAAGTCAAAATGCGCAAAAAGAAGTTGATTTTAACAGGTGCTTTATTGTCGTTGTTTGCATTAGTTGGGTGTAAGCCTACAGACGAGAAGGCTATTACTCTGGGCCAACAGGCAATTGCGGATGATATGAAAGATCCCACGTCGGTGATGTTTAGGAAAGATAAGTTTGTCAGGACTGATCATGATGATGGGAGTGTGACAGGCTTTGTGTGTGGTGAATTAAACGCCAAAAATGGCTTTGGTGCATACGTGGGCTATCACTCATATGTTGTTGAACTCGAAATGAAGCCAAAGGGCATGTTTTCAAAAGGGGTGGTATACAAAATCCTATCGAAGTCGTTGGCACCTAATGATCCTCATGATTTACAGCGTTATAAGCAGGTCTACAGAAAGATGTGCAACAGTGAGGCTGTAGCTCATTAAAGGTGAATGCTGGGCTGAGGATATGCCCGGCATCTTAGTATAAAGAACTATTGCACCTAAAATGATAAGTAGATACATACTTAAGTTTTTGTAAGAATACTTTCATCCGTTAGCTAGGAGTTGGTATGAAAGAAGAAATTAAGAGATTAGCCTGCAACATCATTGATAAAACTGGTTTAGAAATCAGCGAGAGCAATCGGCTAGACATCATTGAAAAAGCCGTCAATACGGCAATGGATCATATCGCCACTCGTTTGGTCGAGATCCCTCTACCGGGGCTACCTTATCTGAAGGTTAAGTTGTGCGTATGGGGCGAACCTGCACATGCACGACGTTCTGCATTAGTTGTTTTTGTACGCAAAGAAAACTTACGAACTCTAAAAGTGCAGGTTGGGGCGTGGTTTGATGGCAGAGTCATCTATACAGATACCATTATCTGTCCTCCAGGTGACGAACATATTGAAGCCGTTATTCGAGAATCAATTCGAGCTATGCGTAGTTTAGCTTTGCTGGAAGACAAGCAAAACTTTGAAGATTACTTGCTGTCGGTAAAAGCTGAACCAACATTGTCTCTGAAAGCCGATTTCGTCACCCCGACAAATCTGTTGGAGGTTTTGATTAATAAAGGGGCTAATGATGCTGTAAACCTAATCAGGGAGAGCGAATATTCGACTCTTTGGGACATGTGCAAAAGCCAGTTGGATCTTGTGCATATCATTGTTGATGCGGGTAAGGCGTGTGATGGCGTAATGGCGGAATTTGCTGGGAAGATGGTCAGGATTGCTAACGAATTACCGATGATAGAGCAAGAGGCCAAATCATACGCCACCAATCATGTCACAGAGCTTCTTGCCCCCTATCGCTTAGAAAGCGATCAGCGCAAGATGATTAGCTGGGGAAGTTGGTAAGCTCTCTGTGTGTCGTTTTTTACGCAAATAATGATAGGTAAGCACAAGATTATTTCTGGCGGTAATTGTGAAAGCTGATTTGTCAAAAGTCCCTTCTATTTCAGGAAATAACGGTTATTCACTTCGTTGTGAGGAAGTAAAGATAAACGGTGAGTCGGCATATTGCAGCTACTCCGTTTGCCAGCACACCATTCTTGCCTTCAAAGAAAACCGTCTTCCTCGAACGTCTTTCCAGTCGTGCGCAACCGCTATTAAAGCAGGCAAATGCAAGGCGTTAAAAATGATGGTTGAAGAGATTCGTAAAGGAGAATCTCTGTATTTCGAAGATATGACCGCACTCATTAAGGAGGTTGAAGAACGGAATAAACAAGCCAGAACTATAAAACGAAAACGTGACAGTGTAACGATTAATAGCATGGTTAAGAAGAGCGCCACATCACAAACAGCGATCACTGACGTGTATGCGGCGTTGATTGAAGAAACAACAAAAGAAACACATGAGCAAATCGATCAACATATGGAGGCAAAACAACAATGAAAAAGTTGATCGCACTTAAGCATAAGCTGGACGAAATGAAAGCTATGGGAACCAATGCAAAAAAAGAGGCATTGGCCAACATGGATGACTTTGAACAAAGCATGGTTTCATTGATGCTCAACCCTTTCATCCGTTTTGGGGTAAAGAAATACAAAGTGGCAGAGCCGCTTAGTGAGTCCGTCCCAAGTGACGAAAAAGCCATTGATGTACTGAATAAGCTGGCCTCTCGCGAGCTGACGGGGAACGCAGCAATAGCTGCTGTTGAGTCTATCGTGGCGTCAATGTGCGCCGATGGGCAGGACGTGTTCCGTCGTTTCCTCTTAAAAGACCCGAAAGCGGGTGTTGGGATTAGCCTATGCAACAAGGTTTTTGAAAATCCCATTCCGAAATTCGAGGTGCAGCTGGCGTCACCGTATAAAGAAAAAGGCGACAAATACCCCTTCAAGCCAAACCCTAAAGCAAAATGGCCGATGATTGGCAGTCTTAAGCTCGATGGTTTGCGAGTAATTTGCGAGGTTATTGTTGACGAGGAAGAGGTTAACTTCCTTTCTCGTACTGGTAATCCAATCACGTCTCTCGATCACCTAAAGCCAGCAATGCTCGAATTAGGCAAACTTTCAGGCCACAAACACATCTTCTTCGATGGTGAAGGAACAGCCGGTTCATTTAACCAGTCCGTATCTGCATTGCGCAAAAAGAACGTGCAGGCAATTGGCGCTATTTATCATGTTTTCGACTTCTTCCTACCGGAATGGCGGGCACAGGCTAAATCCAAAGAGTATGCAAAGACAGGTATGAAGCTGAAAGAGCGCCTGGCTATTCTCGTGGCGTTGTTCAAAAACGATCGCAGTGAAGGCTACACACAAGACATTCACCTGCATCCGTTCTATATCATCCATAGCCACGAAGACTTCATCGAACGCTTCATGAAACGCCTTGACGATAACGAAGAAGGGGAGATGGGCAAAGATCCGAACTCTGTTTACGAGTTTAAACGTACCCGCAGCTGGTGGAAGTTAAAAGACGAAGATTCAGAAGATGGTGAAATTATCGACTTTGAGTCGGGCGACCCGGACTCTGGTTTTGCCAACACGCTTGGAAAAATTGTTATTCGCCTTGAAAACGGTGTGATTGTTCGTGCGAGCGGCATTAAGCATAAATATCTGGACGAGATCTGGAACAACAAAGAGAAGTACCGTGGTCGTATTGTTGAGGTTCATTGTCACGAGAAAACACCGGACGGCAGCTTACGCCACCCACGACTGAAATGGCCGCGTTGCTTACGCGATACAGAAGATCGAATCGGAGATAAAGAATGATGCTCGGCTGGATGATTGCATTTTTAGCGGTTGGTTTTTTTAATCGGTATTGTGGTGATGTCCAGTTGCATCAATGACTACATTAAAAGCGGTGTTATAGAACGACGCGGTCGTATTTATCGCATTGTAGAAATAACCCACACAGTGAAGGAGATTAAGGATGATCGTATTAAGTAAGCGGGAGAAGGAAACGCTTCATGAAATCAGTAAGTGGCCGGAGTTCCCTGAGTACTGGAAGCCTAAAACGCGGGCTAAGTTAGAGCGGTTAGGGTTGGTTGCAAACGTTTCTGAAACGTGGTGCTCGGCCAACTACCAGTTAACTGATAAAGGGAAAGTATTGCTACAGCAATTAGTAGAATCAGGAGCGTTAGAATGATTCCATACATCTCATTAGCTTTTATGGCTGGTTTCCTTATCGGCTTCGGCATCTGTCGTGACTTAATTAAGCAGGAACTTAAAACCAAAACACTGTGCATCGGAAAGCGTGTGTATCGGGTAATTCATGAAACAAAGGTGAGAAAATGAGCAATTTAACTTCTTGGGACTGGTGGTTGGTACACTATTTCATCGCGACTGGAGTCGGATTCGCCTTTTACGTAGGTCAGTTAGTCGTAAAACTGCTGCTGATTAAATTTGCCAGTCATAAACGTATCGATGATTGCCTGTGGCGTCTTGGCACCCTGGTGGAAACTCGCTACGGGCAACTTAAGGAGAACGAAACCATTACTATCCAAGCGAAACGATTCACTGCAACCATCACAAGAACACCTGATCGTAGAGTGGCCATGATCAAAAAAGTCACAACCGAATAAAAACATCACGATAAGTATTTACTTACTTATCTTTTATGTATAAGATGGCTTTGTTTTCGTTGAGACGCGACTGTTTGAACTTAAATACAAGTGCAAACGAAGAAGTCTATCTGGCAGTAGCCTAATAAGCCAAACACCAGCGAGGTCAGTTTCCAGCCTCGTTACCGAAATGGGACACACTGAGCGAGTGTGATTGCAGAACGCAGGAGAGGGCATGATACGGCACCACCCATGCCCTCTCCGATGAAGTAACAGAATGGGCGGTCGGTATATTTCCAACTCCATATCACTCCCGGATTCTTAGCCACTGACCGCCCATCCTGTTACGTCATTTTGTTCAATTATGTCGTTTATACTGGGTTAAAAAGCGGCGACGTAGCCCGGCTGGTATGGTTAGCCAGCACACAACGTTGAGGCCATTACATTTTTATCAATTCTAAGGTTCTATTCACAGAGATACTGGCGAACGTTGATATGTAACATGTTGGGCAAACATTCAATCGGGGTAGTGGCCTCAACGTTGTGAAGACAGGATTGTTGTGTAGGTTTAACCACTGTTGCCATTGGTGCCTGTTTTCACAACAAATGATTCCATACACCGCATTATGTAAATTACAAAGTAGGTGCTGTCCTCAGAAACATCATCTACTTAAAGATTTTGCCTTCTATTGAGCGAAGTCGAAAACGTCTGGCACTAACGAAAAGTGCAAGTAGCGGTGCGTTTATTGGCAAAAACTAACACCGCCGCGATTGGCACTGCTGAGTAATAAATACTGGCAGTGCTGAATTGATGGTGTAGCTCAGCGGTAGAGCAGTTGGCTGTTAACCAACTGGTCGGTGGTTCGAATCCACCCACCATCGCCAATTTAGGGGAGTTAGTCCGTAGAGGTAGCGGTGTAGACTGTAAATCTACTGTCATTGCGACTCGGGTGGTTCGACTCCATCACTCCCCACCAAATTGCCGGTTTAGCTCAGTTGGTAGAGCAGTCGCTTTGTAAGCAAATGGCCAGCGGTTCAAGTCCGTTAACCGGCACCAACATAATATTGAGAACATTGGCGTAACGGGTTCATATCCCAATTTATGAATATAATGTTGCGTTGCAGCGTGACAACCAGTGTTCTCAACATTGTGGTGAATGCACAGGCTGATGTGCGACGTAGAAGCAAGCGGATGAACTGCCTGAAGGCCGCTAACGTAGGCAATGCCGGAGATCAGCACCGGCCATCACAATTTGGCTCTCTTGCAACAGCATAACGCTGAAATACGTCCAACCTGGTGCGGTCTGATCACCCGCCGTTAGCTCCACGAAACGGAGCACACAACACAATTGGAGAGTAGGGAGCATGGTGCTCAAGCGGTCTTGAAAACCGTCCCATTGTGCAAACGATGATGGTTCGATTCCATTACTCTCCGCCAGACACAGCGTTGAGCGGTTTGGCCTTTTAATCAACCAGATTAAGACTCCGCTAACATAAACCAGACCGCTCAACGCTGTGATAGACAATTACGGCAGACGTTCTTAACCATAGCTTGCTAACATCCTAGCAACACTTTTTTCAGCGCAAAATTCAAAGGGGCTTCGGCCCCTTTTTTGATTTGTTGACACTTAGTTATATTCACGTATCGTTTTATCGCTTTGATCCGAGGCAGCGTTAGACTGCCTTCATGTTCCTGATTAGATCGCAGCAGTTAAACATGGAGACAAATTAATGAAGAAGTGCCATCTCAATATTTTCGCATCTCTAATAATTGCGTTAACACTAACAGGGTGTAACGAATCTGAAATAGATGAATTAACGTTAATAGGCAAAGATAAAAGTGAACTTGAACAAAATTATAAAGCCCAATTCAAGAAGCTAACACAAAATGTTGAAGTGTTTATTCTTCAAGATAAAAATAGTCCGACTGAAAAAGAACCGCATACGAATGGCAACCTGATCGACGGAAAAGTCGAAATGTCATTAACCAGTAATGTTGGTAAGTATACATTCATCCAGATAAGTGAAATGCTGACAAAGGAGTACGGAAAACCCGTTGCTACAAAAGATCGTGTTTTTAACAGAGAAGCAGTATCTGGCATGGACTGTATTGAAACTAAAACTTGTGGAGCTGGTAAATATTATGAAATCTTTCGAGGGAAGGATAGATTGATTATGGTGTCAAACGGTGCCGGTCTTTTACACGAAAAGGAAGGTGTAACACTACTCACCATCACCGATAAACAATTTAAATTTTCTCGTTTAGAAGAAGATAAAATAAAATAATGACAGGGGCGTATACGCCCCTATCTAAAATTTGACATTAAACATATATTGCATCTGGTATCAGCAATTTTTGTGCGCTATGTAAGTCCTTACCTGCAATCAGTCTCATAAATATCGGATTTTACGTAGCGTACCATCGTTACAGCAAGCATCAAATTATTCACTGACATTTATGCGCTGAAAACAGCGTTACTTACCGTAAAATAACAATTTTCAGCGCAAAATTTAAAGAGGCTTCGAATCTGCACAACCTATTGTGCGTACTCGCCCAATTTTAATGTTTCACGCTTATATTCATCAACTATCTCACATGATTTAATATAGATATGGCACAATAGGTTATCACTATCATCATTATCGTTTATTGCCATAAGTGCCAACTTTTTCTCATATTCATCGATCGCATCACTCAACTGATCACCTGTAATTACATCTGACTCACTCGAGAAATATAACTGCCCAAGATTTACCGCATTTTTTCCAGTTTTTCTTTGCTCTATGTAATTTTTAATCATATCCTTCACATCCTTTTCACTACTCAGTATTTCACTTTCGAAATGGACATGCTCTGAAATCGACGCGACTCTGCAACCGATCAAACGATGAATATAGTCATCAATAGACGTAACACTATCATTAGCTTTTTTTAGTGCTTCATCAAAAATGCTCTTTACCTCATTTGGCAAATTTTTAAAATAATCATCAATTAAACCAGATAATGGTGTTTGGTAGTTCATTAATACCGATGAAGCAACTTGCGGACGACGAACCACCCAGATTTCTTTGACTTCAACTTGAGAATAATATTCCTTAATCACGTTCCAAAAGTATTTTAACATCTTGGTTTTAAATATTTTATCAAATCTATCCTTTATAAATAGCTCTACTTCAGGCATGCTTGAATAAGCATCATCAAAGAATATTTCATCTTTGAAAAAATCATATTTATTTAATAAAGCATACAGTTTTTTTGAATCCTGCGGTTCACGAGAATCGATGTCCAATCCAAAAACTGCAATAACCAACTTCATTTGCGGTGGTATTTTTCCACTCAATTGAATAATATATTCCATTTTTTCATCAAAACAATTTCCATCTATGTAAAATCGGTTATCTACATAGACTAATATATTGGTAATATGTTTTATGTACTGAATAACCTCATGCTTTCTTACCAATGGATAAAAAAACGAATGCATTTCATTTTTATTAAATTGTTTTTTTGTCTGTTCAATGATTGGTATGACATTATTGTACAACTCATCATGCTGATTTAATAAAGTGTCAAACCATTCTTTGAAAGAATTTTTTCTCATCTCAATCAATGAATCGGTAGTTATCCTAACGGCCTCCAGTGCTGCCTTTGCACTTTTTCTTGCTTCATAGGCGTTCCACGCTGTTGCACAAAAAGCCGCTGTCGTTATAAAACTACTCAATACAGCAATTTGGTCTGTAACCTTCCAATCTTGAAATGGCTCAAGTAGTAAACCTAAAAACAAAATTATTATGGAAAACATTAGAATTGCAACAGAAATAAAAACAGGCATGTATGCTCTCGTACTTACCATTGTTAGTTGCATTAAATATTAACTAAATTAAGTTGTGATTAACAGGCAAGTTTACGATGTATTGCAGACATTAAATAGGTTTTTACTTACCTATCTTTTATAGTAATATTTATTTTCTGGTTAAGTAACACATAATTATTATGAGGTAAACATGACTATCGTTATCTACGGACGAGATAACTGCTCATATTGCAAACGTGCGGTCGAGCTGGCGAAACAACTAAAGGGACACGGCTATGGTGATTATGAGTACATCGACATCACCACTGCCGGTATCGATAAGGAAAAACTTAGCGAAATTGTTGGCAAACCGGTAGAGACTATCCCCCAGGTACTGATCGATGGCCAACCGATTGGCGGATACACAGAACTGGCTGCATACGTCACCACTCTCTAATTTTAACGGCTCACAGGAGCCGTTTTTGTTCCCACCAAACTCACGCTTGGTTCCCTTAAAATTCAAAAAACAACGGCTAAATGATTCCATACCTACTATGTATGGAATCATTGCTGAAAATGAGTTACTTTTACTCTTGATCCTATAAGAATCTATGCCTAATATACTGTTTACTTATACAGTGCATCGGCGTAACTCGGTGATTGTCATATGAAAAATAGCTTTGACAGAGCACGCGCTGCGGAGAACACCTCAAAAGAGGCGATAGAGTATCTCGAAAGAGCATCTCAAATGCAGGCCGTTATGATCTCCCAGGTCAGCAATGACATGAGATTCTCGGACGCATTCATGTTATTCACTCGCTTATCTCTGCTGATAACCAGACGTCGGCCAGAGATCGCTGTTCATTGTATTTTGATACATGTTTTGCCGCACATTGCCGATGTAAAAGTAAGTGACATTAATAGGTTCATGGTGAACCAACTGGTCAACCCACTAATACTGGATGGCAAAATTGTTATGGGCCGCCGCGTTTTCTCTCTGATGAAGCAGTTCCTTAGCTGGTGCGCCTTCCAGGGGATGATAGACGTGTCACCGTTAAACGATATGTCACTTAACAAAGTTGCCGGTGGCGCAAAGCCCACACCTCGCGAGCGGAAGCTGACCGACGCAGAGGTATGGGTGTTCTGGAATATATGGGACTACTTCAATGTGTGCGCTGGTACAAAATGGGCGGCCAGGCTATGTCTTGTATCCGCAAGACGACCTGACGAAGTACTGCGGGCTAAAAAAAGTGAGTTCAATCTTAAGCGTGGGGTTTGGAATCAAGGCAAGAGGAACAAATCTGCCCGTGAGCATTCTCTGCCTTTAAGCTCATTAATGCGCACTTGTATTGAAGAGTTGTTCGAATATGGTAAAGACAGCCAGTGGCTCGTGCCTTCGAATAAAAAAATCGGGAAAGACCTTCCTATGTCTAAAGTGGCAATAGCCCAGGCATTACGTCGTATTCTGGAACGACCAGAACTGATGGAGCTTGAGCCATTTACACCCCGAGATTTGCGCCGTACTGCGCGTAGTTACTTCCCAGCATTAGGCATAAGCCAGGAGGTATCACGTAAAATCATGAACCACAGTCTTGAGGGGATAGATCGGGTCTACGACCGGCACGATTATATGGACGAGATGCGAGACGCCTTAGAAAGTTTCTCGACGTACATCGCATCAATCGTAGAGCAACCGGATTTAGACGAAATTGACCACAAATTTAAGGGAGATCGTCTATCAACAGAGCTTATTCGTGTAAATTTTTCATAGAGACTTTATGGCCTCAACAACCTTTTGTGATGCGCCTTTCTCTTTACCGAATCGCTCGTTATATGCAGCAAGAACCTGTTTTTCGTCCTCGTTAAGAGGAGCAGTGCCTTCTTTGTATAAAAATGCTGCGAGTTCGGGTTGGCGTTCTTCCAGCACCATCATCATAAGACGACTTGGCTCAATGCCCAGTGCCAGCGCCAGCGGACGAACCTTATCGATAGGCAAAGGAATTTTGCCGCTTTTAATTAAAGAAAGGTTGTTGGCGTTTTTATACCCAATTGTTTTGGCTATCTGGGCCTGGCTCATAGGTGAGGATTCAATCAACCCTGCGATAAAAGCAGCGTAGCGACTTTCTATAAATTCAATCTTGTTATCAGACATGGTTACAACCTTTGCGCGTTCAATTCTCTCTGGTAAGTGCTTACCGATATTACATCAAAGGTTAGGGTTGTAAAGCTATTATCATTTTTTTCGATAGGCACTTAAAAGACCGGTTAAAGGCCATTGCACGGAGAAAAATTAGCCCAAAACAGGTAAGAAAATCAACTTGCATATGATATGAATGTATTCAGTATTGATATAGATTTTAGTAGTATTCCTTACCATAGTATAAGTTAGAATGGATTGATTGAATGAACACCACTATTTCCAGCCTAATCGCTCTTGAGATCGGACACGTACAGAAATTAGCTGATGAGTGTGTAGCTGACATCCTCACCGATCTACCGAATGAGCAGATTCAGGTTGGTGTGAATGACACAACTGGCTTTATATTCGAACTTAACAACAAACGCTTCACGCTTCTCAATACCGGCTCCGGGTCTTTAGCCGTCAGAATCTGTTAACCCCTCTTCTCCCTGCGCGAATGGCTTAGTTCCCTGTTCGCGCAGTGCTACATTAAACACACTAGTAAATAATTTGTTTTCATAACAAAGGATTAGCCATGTCTAAAAAACGTTCCATCAAAGAGGTTCAGGACTTCCGTGACAGTGTAAAACGAGTAGTCGCTCTCCTTTCAGGTAAAAACATCCCTGTTGCAGAACGAGGGGACGACGCTTATGTACGCTATAACGATGATGGAGAGCCAATTCTCGTAAACATCCCATCAATCCCGGATAACGCAACACCGGCATTGATGAATGCTGTGCGCGGATTTCTCGATCATGAGGTTGCTCACATTTTGTTTACCGATATTCGTGTGTCCAACAAAATGAGAGAAAAAGGACGCGTTCCTTCCTGGTCGCTATGGAATGCCTTAGAAGACGTGTTCATCGAGCGAAAAATGGGTCAGGTCTTTAACGGAACAAGACGTAATCTGATGGCAACTCAGCGCCTTATAATCGAAAAAGTCTTTAAAACAAAGGCTTCAGAGGCTATTGCTTATTGTGGCAAAGATCAGCGCGCGCTTTTTCTAAACTTCTTTCTCTGTCCGGTTGTAAGAGCCTGGGATGGCCAAGCACCGTTCGTAGATTTCATGGATGAATATTGGCCTGTCATTGAGAAACCAATTTCATTATTAAAAGAACATGGTATCGATGTGGCCGTGCGTAACATGTCTTGCACCGAGGATTGTGTAAAGGTGGCTGCGACCATAGCTAAGATCCTCAAAGACACTGAAAGTGAAAGCAAAGGTAAGGAGTCAGCTCCGGGAAAAACTTCCGATCCTTCAGACGCTGACCAGACGGATGCCTCTGGAGAAAACAATGAAGACAACGAAGATCATGAGACACCCTCAGCGTTAGATAATCACAAATCTATCAAATCAGAATCACACAGTAAGTACAAACATGATAATAACGACAGTGATGATTCAGATAATTCTGAATCATCAGAAACAATATTCGATGATACAGAAAATGATAAAGAGGTATCAGATTCTGGTGCTTCTGATAACGCGGCGTCAGAATCATTTACCACTGACCACGAAAAAAGAAAATCGACAGAAGACGGCTCTTCAGACATTCCAACTCCGTCAAAAATGAGTCTGGAAGAGGCTTTAGAGGAGTTGGATAGCATGGAAGATGAAGTCGGAGGCATGACAGAAGATGCGCTATCCGAAACGATTAAAAGCGAGTTAACAGAAAGCTCGAAAAGCGAATACAGGCCATACAATCGCTCATACGACTTCATCGGCTCGATTGATCAGGCAGAAGCCCATATCAAACGGCTTATTAAAACATTCTCCGATATTGATTTAGGTGGATATCCAATCAGCCGTTATCGCATCGTTCCTGAAGGCAACCAGCTCTTCGACAAATATATTGAAAAGCACCTTTCGTCAGGTGTTTCGTCGACGCTGGCAAAAGACCTGGAACGTGCAATAGCAAGCAGAAACAGAGTTCAGTTTATACCTGGCCAGCGTCGGGGGCGCATTCATGGTTCAAGTATCTACAGATTAACAATGAATGATGATCGCGTGTTTCGTAAAAAAGAAGAATCTAAAGCCGTTAACGCCTGTGTTCAACAAGTGATTGATTTATCGGGTTCAATGAGTGGCGAAACGATAAAACTAGCTCTTGCAAGTGCATATACCATCGCCGATGCACTTGATCGAATAAATGTTCCCAACATTATCACCGGCTTCACTACATTTGGCAGTCATATGGCAGCAGGAGAACTTAAGGCTATCAAATATGAGTTCTCTCGCTTTGAATCTTTAATGCTACCTATCATCAAAAATTGGAATGAAAAAGCAAATTCTCGCGAAGTTCGCTCACGTATGGGGTGCGTAGGCTACACATTCCCACTTCTTAATAACGTGGATGGTGAAAGCATAGCCAGCCTTGCATCGTTATTTTCCGGTCGCTTGGAGGACAGGAAGATCATGCTTGTTCTGAGTGATGGCGCGCCGTGGGCTGTTGGGAGAGGTTTTGACGCCCATTTGCGTTCGGTTACGAAGCAAATTGAAACGCAGACTGACATTGATTTGATGGCAATTGGCATCATGACTGATGCACCGGAGAGATTTTACGCAAATCATGCCCTGGTAACTAGTGTTGATAGTCTTGGTTCATCTGTAGTTACTGAACTATCTCGTATCATTTTGAAGTAATTAAAACAGCCTTAATGATAAGTAACTACTTACCATAGTTAATGGTATATTTATATAAGAACTTGAACGCTCATTAGAGAACAAAGGAAAAGCGCATGACTACTACTGCACTGCAAAATGATAAAAATCCTTCTGATTACCTTGTTTGCAAGTGGTGCGGCAAATCATTTCACTATTTTAAGTCCCATGTAGCCAATGGTAATTGCGAGGGCATTCCTGAGTCAGTAAAAGATGCCGATCCTGACACCGTACTGAAAATGTACACAACGCAGTTTCCAGATGAACCAACGCTATCGAAAAAGGCACTTGATGCAATTCAAGCTAAACGTGCCGAGCAAAAAAGCGAAATGGCCAAATCATCTGGCGTGACCAGTAGCCCAGGCTACACAGGCACAGTTGAGTACAAGACAGATCTGGTCGCAGCTCACGAACTGCTAAATGTAACGGTGAAAGAACTCGGAACAAAACGTGGGACGCCGCTCATGGTTAGCGTCAACGTCAATACGCCGTTTCCAGAGTTCGTTCCAGAAGTGAAGAAGGGCTACGTATATGGCGACTTCGAACTGATCAAAGACATTTTCATGATGCTTGAACTTGGCATACCTGGCTATTTGTGGGGTCATGCAGGAACAGGCAAATCGTCATTGCCTACACAACTATGTGCTTTGCTCAATCGTCCGTTGATCCGTGCCCAACATACAGCATCAATGGAAGAGGCACATGTTACGGGGCAAATTCTGGCGCGTGATGGCTCTACGTATTTCGAGCCTGGCTTGCTTGCGCTCGCAATGAAGCATGGCTGGGTTTACCTCGCGGATGAATACGACTTTGCGTTTCCACAGATTCTTGGCGTGTATCAGCCAGTGCTGGAAGGTGAAGCGTTGGTCATCAAAGAGGCGACTCCAGAATGGCGTCGCATTACTCCGCATGAACGGTTTGCTTTCATTGGCACTGGCAACACGAACGGATCTGGTGATGAAACCGGCTTGTACCAGGGTACAAACATCCAGAACGCCGCGAACTTTTCGCGTTTTGGCATCGTTTCGAATGTGAAATACATGAGCAAAGAGGCAGAGATCAACATGTTGATAAATGCCGGTATCGTGGATGAATACGCAGAAAAGATGGTTAAGTTTGCCGGTATCGTTCGCGATGGATACGAAGAACACCTTATCAGTCAGCCAATTGGCCCTCGTGAACTTTTGTTGTCGGCCAAGATTGGAATGATGCGAGGCGACTTTGTGACAGGTATTGAGCGTTCTTTCATTAACAAACTCCCTTCAGCTTCTGCACAAGCGGCTCGTGAAGTTGTTCAAAAAATATTTGGTTGATCGTGCGTAAAGGATGTTTCGGCTCTCTTATCGCTGCTTCTGAAACTGGTAAGGCTTGTCTGGTATGTCCAGACAAGCCCGATTGTCACCAATCAGCAAAAGAAGTTGCGATTTCGATGTATGGGAAGTTCGTAGGCTTCCCCAATGACAAAATCAAAAAAACCATAAAGGTAAAAACACATGAAAGCACTGATGGTTCGAACTGACTTCTCACTTGGGGAGTCGGCTCTAAAAGCAGAAAACGCGGTGAAGATTGCCAGAGAAGCTGGCTACACCGCTGTAATTTCAGCAGATAGCATGAATATTGCGAGTGTTATTCCACTACAACGTGCCGCTGGTGACGACATGGCGGTTATTTGTGGTGTGAAACTAAATATCGTTGATGATCCCACATACGAGCACCGGGCTAAACTTGCTAAAGAATCTATGAGATGTATGGAATCATTAGAGCGGGGACGTAACTACTCGTTTACCGCTCTAATTAAAAATGAGCAAGGATATCGCGACATCTGCGAACTAATGACGGTGGCCAACACACGAGAACAGTTCTACTTTGTACCGCGTCTCTCGCTCGAACAGTTGGTTTCTACATATGCCAAAGGCAACATCATCCTGCTCACTTCCGACATCGGTAGCGTGTTCCAACGCAACGATTTTGCAAAAATCATAAGCTCACTGATTACAGCGGGCGGGAAAGACAACTTCTATAGCGTGGTTTATCCGCACCCTACCCCATTCTACGACCAGATTAACGTCCGAGCGATGAAAGTAGCCAGCGCACTGAAAATAGAGCCAGTAGCGTTCTATCCCGCTTATTACGAATCGATCGACGATGCAGACATTAAAGACATTGCGCACATGGTTACGAACAACATAAAAATCGACCAGCCGCATCGTCTGCGTATACCCCACCAGCGAGATAACGCCGTCAATGGTCGCCGCCATCTCCTTGAGGCGCTTAAAGCCTTCTCCGTTCGCATGGATGTGCCGGTAACAGCTGCAATGGCCTCAACAACGCAGGACTCCATTATCGAAGCCTGTACATGGCGCTGGCATGAATTGCCACCAGCACTGCCCAAGATGGCAGACGACGAACCTGCAACGCTGATGAAACTGGCTGTTGCAGGGCTGCGTAAACGTCTTACCACAAAAGAGTTTGGATACACACCACCGGCTTCTGAGAACAGGGTTTATGTTGAGCGACTTAAGTACGAAATGGACACGCTTACTCGCCTGGGATTTTGTGGTTACTTCCTGATGGTACGCGATCTGATGAATCACAGCCGTGAAACTGGCATTCCTGTCGGGCCTGGTCGTGGTTCCTCCGCTGGCTCTTTGGTGGCATGGTGCATAGGCATAACCAACGTCGACCCTATCCGTCACGGTCTTCTGTTTGAACGTTTCATCAACCCTGAGCGTCTCGACTTGCCAGATGCGGATTTGGACTTCAGCCAGGCACGTCGCCATGAGGTGATCGAGTATCTGAATGAACGCTACGGCGAAGATTACGTTGCAGGCATTCCGAACTTCACCTACCTGGGCGCAGCCTCTGCACTACGTGACACCGCTCGTATTTATGGTGTGGAGTCCGCAGATATGGCGGTATCAAAAGAACTGAAGAACGCTGAGGATGATAGCCTTCCATTGGAAGAACTGCGCGAACAACTGGCAAGTCTCGACAAATACGCAACAAAATATCCTGATGCATTCAATGCAGCCTGCAAGTTACAAAGCCTTATGCGTGGCTTTGGTAGACATGCGGCAGGGATGATCGTAGCAGGTGTTCCTCTGACAGAACGTACACCGGTTGAGCGCCGTGGTGACGCGCGTTGTATCGCATTTGACAAGCGTTACTGCGAGGCTATGGGCCTAATTAAGCTGGACGTGCTTGGCCTGGCAACTCTCGATTTGCTCGATAGTGCAAAACGCTACATAAAAGAGAACACAGGTGAAGATATCAATCTTGATGCCATTTCTCTTGAAGATCGCAAGGTGCTGGATGGTTTTGCTGCTGGGTACACTCAAGGTGTTTTCCAGCTTGAATCAGGCCCAATGCGCAAGCTGCTTAAAGATTTAGGTGGTGGAATTGAGCCAATGAGCTTTAAAACGGTCGTCGCTACAACTGCGCTCTTCCGGCCGGGGCCAATTCAATCAGGCATGTTGGATGACTATGTTTCTGTCGCCAAAGGCTTTATGACGCCGGAATCATTACACCCCGTTCTTGATGAACTTACCGCGGAAACAAATGGCGTGATTCTCTATCAGGAACAGACGATGAACGCGACTCGATTGCTTGCCGGCTTCACAATGGCTGAAGCTGACGCTGTGCGTTCCGCAATCGGTAAGAAGAACATGGAAAAAATGAAGAGCATGGGCGAGAAGTTCATCGTTCAGGCTCAAGCTGGCTGGATAGACGTTGAGCTGGAAGATGGCACTACACAGCGCATTCACCGTGCGGAACATTTTAAATGCGAAGACGGAACTCTGAAAACTGTCGAAGAGGCACTTGAGCACGGCGCAAAACTACCTATAAACGCAGTACGCGTTACAGCGTCACATCCAGGGCTATCAGAGATGAAAGCGAAGGAGATCTGGACCGCATTTGAGAAAAACGGAGCCTATCAGTTCAATAAATCACACTCCGTTTCTTATTCTTTAATCAGTTATCAGTCTATGTGGCTAAAGACGCACTACCCTGCTGAGTTCTTCGCAGCTGCGCTCACCATTCTGGGCGAGGATAAGCATCAGGGGCTGGTGAAGGATGCGCTGACCTATGGCATTCGCGTATTGCCACCAGACGTTAATGTGTCATCTAACCGAATTGAGATCCGCACACTCGAAGACGGCAGTCAGGCACTGTATGCGCCATTCTCTGCTGTGAAAGGCTGTTCTGAAAATGGTTGTCAGGCAATTATGCGTGCGCGTGAGAAAGTTGGTGGCAAATTCGAGTCAGTGGCACAATTCGATGAAGCGGTCGAGAAGCGTGCATGTAACAGTCGTGTACGCGAGTCGCTTCATAAAGTAGGGGCTTTTGCGTCAATTGAGCCAGGCAGTCTGCCAGCAACTGATCCTGAACGACTGCGCGACCAGGCTGAGCTGATGGGCAATCTCATCATTGACGCTGTTAAAGCATCACGTCCGTTCGAAATGAATCCTAAGCGTTCTGCCGAAATCAACGTACTCATGACACGTATGGCGGCTGAAATGGGCTTGGGTGAGGAGTTGATACGCCCGACTATTGGTATTAAACCCAAAATCATGATCATTCTGGACAATGCGAACGGCAATGACGCTCGTACCGGCTACTTCATGGAGAACGGATACGACGACTTTAAGGCAAAACTACTGACAGTTGGAGATCTGCGCATGGGCGATCTTTATGTCACGGGTGTTTGTAAGAAGGTTAAGGACAAAGAGAAAGACTATACCAAAGACGAGATAGGCCAGTTCACAGACTTTATGCGGGAAGAAATTAATCTTGTACGACCAACCTACATTTTGACGTGTGGTAGTCGTTCAACCGCACTATTTAACAATAAGAGTAAACCATCAGATCTGATTGGTCGTAAGGAGTACTTCCCAGAGCTTGATGCAACCGTCTTCTACGGATTTAACCCGAATATCCTGTACTTCCGACCGGAAGAAGGAGAGCGACTGGAGGCCATTCTGGCTGATATCGCGGAGACAATAAATAAGTAATAAAGAAAACCCGCCTGTTGGCGGGTTTATAAAGAATTATGGCGCTTGTTGAGGAAGTCACTCCTCTTACGCACTTTGTTTTGCCATGCCGGCAGTTAGCTTCTGCCTTTGACTATTCATGCGGCAACCCCGCATTTCGCCACAATGGGCAATTCACTTTTATGGAATAAACTGGCCGTTGTGTCGATTTAATTAGCATGGCCTTACCATGCTAATTTATTCAACTTGTACAATCCTACAAATCTATCCACTCAGGCTTACACCGTCTTCGTTATTGTAGAAATGAGGATCATCAGCGTTGAATCAGCTTAGAGCAACGACATTTGCTGCTGCTGGGCCTTTAGCCCCATTCTCGATAGAGAATTCGACCTGCTGGCCTTCTTCCAAAGTGCGGAAATTATTACTCTGAATTGCCGAAAAATGTACAAAAACATCTTTACTGCCATCAGCAGGAGAAATAAAGCCAAAGCCTTTATCAGAGTTAAACCATTTTACTAAACCAGTCATTTTATTAGACATAGATATTACCTTCTTAATTTTGTGAGCCACATAGTGCGGCGAGAATTTGATCTGTATAGATTGGGACTTACTTAGGCACTTAAGGAGGAGACTCACGAAGAAGGGAAATCAGAAGATAACACTGAACTGAGACTGCTTTACTAAAACTGCTTACATAAGGTCTGTCTTGCAAACCAACGATGCTATTAACGCATACCCCTTCTTTTCATGCAACCTTTATTTTTCAAAGATAACTAATTTTTGTCACCATTGGTTTAGTAAACGTTAACGAACCAGACGATGCCAGACACCTTTACAGAGAACAGATGCCCGCCAATTGGCGGGCATCATTATGCGCATTTCGCAATATCTTTGCGGCGTTTAATCAGTTTCTCCGCAATTTGCTCTATTTCGTTGAAATCTTTCGAGACGCTGTTTCGAAGCGCCAGATTCCATTTACTCAAAGTTCGGGCATTTTGGACAATTTGATCGCCCTCTTTAAGTCGTCCGTTATTCATGAGCCATTCAGCCACATCAGCCCAATCCCAGAGAGGAGACTGGCCTTTTATGCGTTGTACAGGGCAAGGGAAGTCGCCGCTTCCGCGCTTACCGTCTTTGAGCAACGCCACTGCCTGGCGAGACAGGTCTGTCAGTTCCGCGATATCGCTTAAGCCCACAAGAGCCGAGTCGACGGATTCAACAATTGCACCGATACCGGCTGATTCAATATTGTCGACCGCAGATGCGATAGCTGCATCAAGTGATTGTGCTTCGCGGTCAAATTCTACATAGACGGAGTTTCCATATGCGCAAATTAGCGCATCGTCACAGCCGTTTTGGTACAGCGCGTCTTCCAGTCCTTCCGTCTCATACGATACGCCTGAGAGCGTCAGAGTGAAGTTATAAAGCGCCATAGTTTTCCTTTGAAGATAGTTGGACAGTTTCTGCAAAAGGCGGCTAATGCCGCCTTGAAATCATTTACAACGATCAACCATTCGTTTGATCTGTTTGGCATGGTTTTCGGGATTACCCGGAGTCGACCATACGCTCATTTGGTGAGTTTTGTGTTCACCTTCTGGATTACCGCATCGCAGTCTGCAAAAACAATGTGCAGCACCACCAGCTGCTACCCAGATCCAGCCTTTACTTAATGCATAGTCAATGGCTGCTTGAATATGCTTATTCGGATGTTGCTTCATTCGCCTCCGATAATAGTATTCTATTCACAGTGTTGACATCTGTCAACGGCGACTGAATTTCATCCGTTCATGCCACACCCCCATCCATCTCATGTATGTGACCTAAAGATGGTCAGCACAGCTTACCAAAATAAGACAACTAATTATCTTCGGTGATCTCAATATTTTTCCCCTGAACAAAGTTGACATGACGCCATAAACCCGTTCTCTGTTTGATATAATTGATACAGATTTTATAAGTAGGAACCTATTAGAGTGAACACTGATATTTTTTCTAAAATCATGGCCGATCTGGAGTTCGACCGCGACAACCTTGAGGAAGTATGGCGTAAACAGCCACGGCTTTTAATGGAGTATGGGTCAAAACTAGCGCAGGCAGATCGAGATGTCGCAGAGGCAAAACTTAACCTTGAAGCTGTTGAAGCAAAGCTATACGACACAGAGCGTAAGAACTTGAGTATGAACGGCATTAAGTTCAACGAGTCTGTACTGGACGCTAAGGTTAAAACAAACCCACAGTATCTGTCTAAACGGCAGAAGTTGGATGAAGCACGGCACATCGCAGACATATACAAACATGCTGTCGCCGCCTTTTCGCATCGCCGAGACATGATCGTTCAGGCGTCAAAGATGGCCATCGTTGAATTAGAGCGATTAGGCTCTGAACGCTTTATTACTCCCCGTTGATTTTTGATAGATAATAAGTAAGTACTGATCTATCATTTAACAGCTCGAAAGAGCCACGAATGAACGAAAGCCCAACGCGCATAGCGCCATCGGCCAAATCACAACAAGGAGAAACACATGTCTAAGACATTACTTGATTTGCTTAACAAAACTCGTGAAGACATTGCCGCCAAACGTGGCAACAACGTTGATCTGACTCGCTTAAAAGACGGCGTCAACTATATCCGCATCTTCCCGAATAAAGACGACCCAAACGGTAAGTTCTTCCAGACTTTCGGTATGCACTACGTTAAGTATCAGAACGAGGAAGGTAAAGAAGCAACCAACGCTTATATTTGTGAGCAACATACTCACGGTCGCGCTTGTCAGCTATGCGAAATGGTTATGGAAGGTCGCGCTCGTCACAAGGGTAACAAAGCAATGGAAGAACGCATCGGTCAAATGCGTGCCACTCCTCGCTACCTGGTCAACGGCATTCTTTCTGCTCGTGAGGATTTCGCAGATGCTGAGAAATGCCAGTTAATCGAGCTGCCGTCTACTGTATTCGATGATATCTGCAAAGCAATCACCGAAGACATCGCTGATGATATCGGCAATCCACTGAGCAAAGAGGAAGGCTACGCATTCCTGATTAAACGTACTGGCTCTGGTCGCGATACCAAATATGACGTCTCGCCTAAGCGTAAAGTCTACAAAGGCGATATCGAAGATAAATTCTGGAACACCCAGCATGATCTGATCGCATACGCAAATCAGGCTGATGAAACTCGTCTTCTGTCGACAGTTCGCACTATGGGTCGTCTGATTGGCATCGCTGCACCAACTGCCGCAGCATCTGCACCAGCAATTTCCTCAACCGCGAAAACATCGGCTGCGGCACTACCTGGATTTGGCTCTGTCACTGGTCATACAGAAGGAGCGACGGCTGTAGCAACCGCGCACACACCGGCTTCTGAACCAACCAGTCTGGTTGATGAAGAAATCCTCCGTGCCGTTGAAACTGAATTTAAACCAGAAGCAAGTTCCGCTGCCGTTGCAGTATCAGTCAAAGAGTCTGAAGCAGTCGCAGCGACATCTGTAGCAGCCGCATCTGCGACGGAAGATGAAGGTCTGGATGACCTACTGAGAGAGCTGGACTCTCTGTAATCCCATTACGTGACCAGTAAGGCGTCTACGGACGCCTTACTTTTTGGAAGGAATGTACCGGTGAATTATCTCTTCGTAGATGGCAATAGCCTGGGTTATTACCACCAACAATCTGACAAATTGCACAACGGCGAAATGGAAGTACAGGCTGCTTTCGGCTTTGTTAAGAACGTCCGTCGTTATGCCTCCATCCTCCATGCCCGACCTATGATTCTTTGGGATGGATTTAGTGACAAGCGTCGCGACTTTTACCCGGACTACAAAGCAAATCGCGACGACGATCCTGATATGAAAAAGATGAAGGAAGGCTTTGCTATCCAGAAGCCATACATCCTCAAAATGATGACCGCGCTTGGAGTTACCCAACTCATTGCAAAAGATGCAGAAGCGGATGATCTGGCCGGGCTGCTGGTATCCCGCATGGCACCGCAGCCAACCGTTGAACACATCTATCTGTTAACAGGCGATAGCGACTGGCTTCAGTTAGTTCGTGAAAACGTAAGCTGGGTAAGCCTGCGTGAAGACGCCAAAAACAAGCAGGTTAATTTTGAGCAATTTGCGGAGCTGACAGGATTCGCCACGCCTCGCGCATTTTTGGAAGCAAAAGCATTACAAGGCGATAACTCGGACAACATTAGCGGTGTTGGAGGCATTGGTGCTGGCGGTGCGAAAGAGCTGCTGCATGAATGGGGAAGTGTCGCAACGATGGTACGCGGCATCAACGACGGCTCAATCGTGGTTAATAAAGGGCGTCATATGAAGTGGTCAACAAAAACTGGCCACCGAGTTAGAGTTTTTTCCAGTATCGATTTTCCGATTCGTTTGGTGGTAACCCACCATTATATTCGTGCGGTCTTAGTGCGCTGTAAT